GGCGTCTGCACCGGCCGGAGGAGGGGGTACCCGCCCACCCTTCACCACACTCGGCTCAGTGGGAACTCGTCGGCCGACAGGAACCCTGCCTGCACCTTGGACCCGTCGCCCTTGCGCCCGTTGCAGTCGCGGCAGAGCGGCGTGAGGTTCTCGACGTCGTCAGTGCCACCGAACTTGGGGCTGAGGATGTGGTCAGCCTCAGCGCTCTCAGGCAGCTTCGGGACGTCGTAGTTGAGCTCGCGTCCGCATGCGTGGTGTCCTGCTGTGTCGGTCCAGCCTGGGCAGTGTGTGAGCCCATCAGCGCGCGCCTTGTCCAGCACGCGTTTGCGGTTGCGCAGGTACTTCGCTGTCCCTGTCCGGCTGGTGACCATGACGCCTCCAGACACGACAGAGGGCCCCAGTTTCCCAGGGCCCTCCGACACGTATTCGACAGTGCCTGAAGGCTACAGGACACGGACACGCCATGCACGCGACACGCCTATGTCACCTACTCGATCACCATCACCCATCGGCGCTCCTCCTCCCGCCACCCCACGAGCACATAGCGCTCAATGACCCTGCGTTCCGACATGACCTCCGGCGCCTTGTCGAAGCCGACGAACTCCACGGCCCCTGGCGGTTCGAGGTTCACGCCGTCGTCCAGCAACCTCTGCTGGACCGTCATGGTCTGGCCGTCCATATGCCCGCCGCGCAGTTCCACCTCGGCTTGGTATGGCGTTCGCCAGAAGGGGCGCCACTGGGCGTTGATGAGTACGTCCTGCTGGGCCTCGCGGCGCTCGACTTCTACCCCTCGGACGTCGTCAGGGTGCACCTCCACTGCATGCACCCGCGCCCCGTGCGCCAGCTCGCGGGCTGCTCGCACGCGCACGTGCTCGCGCCAGTCAGGGTCGGCGAGTCTCGCCTGGATAGAGACCCTCATCTTCACGCCGAGACGCTGCACCTTGTGAACGGTCTCCATGTCCCATGTCGTCACGCCTCCCCCCTCCATTCCGACTCGGAGCGCTCGTACAGGCGCTGAAGCGTGTCGCCGGAGCGCATGGCATCTCGCGCCTCCTGCTCGTTGCTGGTCTCGCACCAAAGCGACCCGTCGGGAGCCGTGACGCGCCACCACTTTGTCGGCTGCCAGCCCGTGTCGCTCACGCGTCCTCCTTGCTCACGTCGTACCCGCACCTCGGGCAGGGCTTGGCCTCCCGCATCCCATCCCTCACCGCAGCGAACGCCGCCGATGCGACGAACAGGATCACCAGCACGACCACGGCCCACAGGAGCCACATCCAGGGGTTCACGCGCTCATCCTCTCGCTCTCGCTCGTGTCGTACCGCTCGGCCAGCGTGTACGCGTCCGCAAACCGGAACAGGTCCGGATCCACCACTTCCGCCGCGAGCCGCCCGCGCGATACCCACCGGTCGAGCGTGTTCGGCTTCACGGCCCGCTTCACCACCACGAGCGCGGAGACCAGCTCGCCCCGCGTCATCAGCCGCTCGTCAAACGCCACCCGCATGATCGCCCGCCACTCCACCGGCCCCACAACCCTCCCGCACTCCCGGCACTTCGCGTCATCCATCCCGGACCGCTGGTAGATCTCCCCAGGGCACTCATCCTCGGGGCACGGTCCTTGCCACCGCGGCGCCTCCTTCCGCTCGATGGCGCCGGCGACCTTCCGCCGCAGCTTCCGCGCGTCGTCGCAGAAGTCCAGCGCCGTCTTGTCGTCGTCCGAGACGAAGTGCCCGTACCGCTTGGCCACCTCCACGAGCAACCCCGGCATGACCGACGTCGTCACGGGGTCGCGGCGGGTTGGGCAGTCCTGGGCGGCCACGAGCGGCGGCAGGGTCTCGGTCGAGCACAGATGCCCCGCGCACCGGTGCTCGGCCATCCCGTGGCAGGCCCCGTCGCACCCGTGCTCTGGCGCCACCTCCTCCAGCAGCACCTGCCCCAGGAACCTCGCGTGCGCTTCCACCTCGGCCAGCAGGTCGGACACGCCGACGTCGATCGGCAGGCGCGGTTCGGCGCTACCTGTGACCCGGTCGCCGCTCCCGCTGCCCTGGGGGCGTAGGCGGGCCTGGAGCGCGGTCCAGGATGCGGCGACGGCCAGGAGGTCGTCACGGGCTCGTAGCGCGGTCAGGTTGTCCATCACGCCCCACCTCCCATCAGCCATGCCTTCACGGCCTCAGCCTCGTGCTGGGTCATCTCCTGGCTGTGACGCCACTCGAAGTACTGCGGCGCGAGCGTGCGCCCGCAGTTGCAGGACCGCTCGACAGACTGAGCACCCCCGTACGCGTGGCTCGGCTCCAGCCCCCAGTCCCGCCACGCCTCGAACGCTTCGGACACTTCGCTGTGCAGCAGTGCCATGCCCTCGCCGAACGTGCGCTCGGTGTCGTGCCAGCCGTTCGAGGCGTTGACGTCGTGGATCTCGGCCTGCCAGTCGCGCAGGGTCTTGCCGGGCTGGTCGGTCATCGGTCCTCCTCGGCTTCGGGCTCGTCCCAGTCGTGCGGCCCGTAGAACGTGTGGTCGTCCACTGCTGCGATCGGCTCCCCGACCGCCGTGCGCCGCTCCCAGTCGGAGAGTGCGGCGACGGCGGCGGCGGATCCGAGTGCGTGGCCTCGGCGGGTCATGGCGTGCCCTCCGTCGTCGGGTGCTCGGTCTTCTCGTGCTGCTCGCCCACGTGCTTGGCCCATTCCCGCTCGGTGAACCCGTCCCTGGTCCACGGGCACTTCTGGCAGACCGCCTCGTAGACGGTGTGCTCCAGGACCACGACGGCGGTCATCGGGGGTCCAGGGCGGTCTCGATGGCGGTCACGGTCGGGCAGGCCGGCGTCTGGTCGTCGAGCGTCCAGTGGTCGGCGCTGCACCGGTAGTAGCCGCCGCCGTGCTGGTCCGACGTCCACTCGGGCTGGTGGATCTCCAGCACCGTCTCGTGGCCCTCGACGAGCGCAGGTACGTCTCCCGTGCGCATCTCGCCGATGTCCGCGACGTTCCAGGGGCTCGTCGACCGGGCTCGGATGCGGGCCAGCGCGTCCCGGGCGCTCACGCGTCACCGTCGAGGATGTGCAGCAGCGCGATCCCGTGGCGCCGGGTCTCCACGACGCTGCTCTTGGTCATCCGGGCGAGCTGGGCGCGGACGCGGGCGACCTGGTCGCGGTAGTGGTCGTGGAACTCGCTCAGCCGGGCGATCTCGGCGTCCGCGACCCGGTAGGCCGCCTCCAGCTCGTCGGCCCGGTCGGCGAGGGCGCGCAGACCAAGCCCTGGGCCACGGTAGGGGCGCGCAACCAGGTTGGCCCGGATCGCATCCCCCAGCCCGACCTCACCAGCGCCCCCAGGAGCCCCTGTAGCACCCTCGGGCGTCCGGACACCCGCAGCGGGGGTCGCGGGGGCGCTGGGGGCAGCAGGGCGTGCGTTGTCGGGGGCAACCGAGAGCATCGCCATCGCCATGGCCTGCGTCGCGTCCTCGTCGAGCGGGATCGACAGCGTGCTCCCGCTCAGCGGGAGGTGCGTCGTGACGCGAACACCCGGCCGGGCGCCGTTGGGGCCGACCTCGAACGCGAGGGTGCCGTCTACGGCGTGGATCTGCTCGGACTGGTCGGTGCTCACGATGCGTGCTCCTCGGCGTTGTGGTGCATGAGTTCCTTCGCGGCCTTGCCCTCGACGGGCGTCTCGATCACCCAGGGGCAGTCCTCGCGGATGCACTCCGCGCGGTGCGTGGCCTCGGTGTGGGTCACGTTGCCGACGGCGGTCATCGGGTGGCCTCGGTGGTGGGCTTGTCGTGCGTGCCACGGAGCGCCGAGAGCAGGCTGTCCTCGTAGAACGACGGGACGCTCCAGTCGTCAGGCGTGGCGTGCTTGGCGAACACCGCGCGGATCTGAGCGACGGTGTAGGTCTCGGTCTCGTCGTCGACCTCGACGTCGCGCGCCCCGACAGTGAAGTGGGCCAGGTCGATCCAGACGTCGAGGTCGAACGCGTGGATCTTGGCGGCGTCCTCCACCAGGTCGATCGCGAGCACGGGGCCCGACACGGTCACGGTCGGAGACTCGAAGCGCGCGGTGTCGCCCACTCGGAGGTCGGTCGAGCTGGAGACGACCTGGCGCTGGGTGCTCCGGGCGATCATCGTCCGAGCCCCCGCTCGTCCCAACGGGCCAGCACGGACGCCAGGCGGCGCATGCCGTGACGTCGGAGCCAGTTCTCCCAGCGCAGGATGCGCGTCGGCGGGATCGGCTCGGCGGGGGTCCATGTGCCGTCGGGGTTCTGCTGGTGCATGCTCATCGGTTCTCTCCTCGGTCGGTCGAATTCGGGGTGTCCCACTTGCCGTCGTCTCGCTTCCGGATCCCGCACTCTTGCGCCAGCACGGCCAGGACGAGGTCGCGGCCCTCGGTGTGGGTGTGCTCGTGGAGGGTTGGGTCGATCAGGTCCTCCAGCGGCGGCGGGTCATAGTCCTCGGGCGGTCCGGTGATCCACTCCGGGGGCTCGTCGGGGGTGTCGGTCACGTGAGGCTCCCCACACCGGCGTGCCAGCGGATCTTGGGGCCTGTCGGCGCGCGGTCGACTCGCTCTCGCCCGGGGCGCTCCCACGTGTCGCCGGACGTCTCCCGGATGGCGTGCCACCCGGACGCACGCAGCGATGCCCCAGGCTCACTCTTGAGCGTGTAGGTCAGGACGTTCTCCGGGCTGTAGCCGAGAGCGATCGCAGCCCGTCGGAGGGCGCCGTAGAGCATCGAGCAGGCGTTCGGCGTGCCGTCGGTGGCGACGCGCAGGACCTCGAGGTGCTCGCCGTCGTCCAGGGCGCGGGCGACCGGGCGGCCGGCGATGCCCACGCCGCGAATCTCTCCGTGCTCGTCGACTACGGCGACGGAGAACTTGTGCCCCCGGACCGGACCGTGGTGGCGGTGCACCTCGGTGACCCAGGCGTTGGCCGCGCGGAGGCCGATGGGCGCGGTGCGGAGCTCAGGCATGCTCGGCTCCGACCACGCGCAGGATGTCCTCGGCCTTCTGCATGACCTCGGCACGGAGCCGGGCAGCAGCAGCGATCGTGGTCTCGGGGAGCTCGCGGCGGTACACCACCTCGGGGGTGCCGAGAGCGGCCGTGTGGTCGAGCACAACGGCGATGCGTTCGGCGGGGCTCATGCCCTCGAGGTTGGCCAGCGGCTCGTACCCGCAGCCGGGCTCATGGGCTCCGTAGTGTCCGCCGGGCCCCGTGCCGCAGGTGTGCTCGCCGGCGTACTCCACGAGCCAGTCGCCCATGACGGTCAGGTCACCGGGCTTGAGATTAGTCATGCGGTCTTGCCTCCCTTGATGACGGTCAAGCTCGGTGTGGCCAGCAGGTGGCCGGCGGGGTTCTCGCTCACGAGTCCCCCTCGGGCACGGTCCGCGCGAGATGCCCGACGGCGGGCATGCGGTGCGTCCCCTCGATGGCGAGCGGTACCTCGACCCCGACGGCTTCGCATGCGCGCTTGGTCGCGGCGTCCGGGGTCTCGCCATCACCGATGGCGCGGCGGTACTCCCGCGTCCAGCCCAGGGCACGGGCGGGCTGCTCGGCGAGCTCGGCCGGCGGGATCTCGTCGATGCCGATGCGCTCGGTCCGGGCGCGGCGGATCGCCCGCACCCCGGCGTTCACGTGGATCGGCATGAGGTAGTCGGTGCTCGAGCGGCGGTGGGCGATGATCGCGGCCTTGCCGTCGCCGGGGGTCACGTGGTCGTCCAGGACGTCGGCCCATGCGCGGGCGGCCTCCTCGGTGACCTCGCGGTTGTCGGTGGCCGCGGCGTAAGCCAGGAGGGCGGCGCCGACGGCAGGTGAGACGGGCACAGTCAGGCTCCTTCGGTGAGCTGGGGGAACTGGACGACGTTCTCGGCGGCTTCTTCGGCGGCCAGGCGTTCGGCGAGGGCGAACCCGTCGCGGACCTTGTCGCTCGTGGTCCGCTTCCCGGTCTTGGGTCGGGCGCTGGCCTCGGATGCGAGGTCGCGTTCGGTGCGCCACTCGGCGATGCGGCCGGGCAGCTTCCCGTCGCGGTGCAGGGAGTTGATCAGGGCCGTGGTGTTGCGGGTGTTGTTGGCCTTGAGGTCGACCAGGAACGCCCGGACCTCAGACTGTGCGAGACCGGCCCCGGCGAGGATCTTCTTCGGGTCGAATTCGGGCTGAGGATGCGGCTCCGGCTCGTCACTGTCCCTCGCGTTACGGGGGGTGCCGGTGCCTCTGGTTCCTAAGTAGTTATCGGGTCGGGTCGGGTCGGGGCCGGGAGGATTCGCACCCGATTCGGACCTGCGATCGGTATGCGATCGGTTATCCGATTCGCAGAACTCGCATCCGTCGACCTTCACCTTCCGCTTGACGTGCCAGCGGACGTGGTTGCCCTCCTTGCCGCCCGACGACTTCGCGGCCCGGGTCGCCTTCACAGTGGCGGCGTCCGGGTTGTGGTCGTCCCAGTCGTGGAAGACGTACCCGTCGTTCGTGGTCTCCCACAGTCCGACCCGCACGAGCGATGCCGCGTCGGCCTTGGTTCCGTCGAGGTGCCGCAGCATGTCGGCCGGGACCTGCCCGCCGTTCTCCTGGTCCGAGCACCACGACAGCGCCGTGGTCCACAGGCCGCGAGCCGTCCGGCTGGCCCGGCGCCACTTCACCGACGAGTGCAACTTGTCGTCGACCTTGCCCCACGTCATGCGGGTACCTCCTCGAGCGTGAGCGTGAGCCGGTAGATCCCCTTGACGGAGGTCTTGGGCCCGCGCGAGATGGTGACGGCGGTCAGGTGCTTGCTTGAGTCGTCGGGCAGGACGCCGGCGTCCACGACCCCGTCGATCGCGGCCTTGAGCACGGTGCTCGCGACGTTGTGCGGGTCGGCCTGGGCGTTGGTCGGGTAGTGGACCTGGACACCGAGCGCGGCGACCTGAAACGTCCCGGTGCCCATGGCGGCGGCCTTCGCGAGTGCGCGGACCGCCGCCTTCTTGCGCCGCACGACCTGCCAATGGAGTCGGTCGTTCGCCGACCACCAGAGGCTGCGCGGGAGGTCCAGGACGATCACGCAGCCACCGCCGCGCGCTGCTCGAGCATCTTGGCGCGCTCCCGCTTCGAGGTGCCGCCCCAGATGCCCTCCTCCTGCTTCGGTGCCGCCAGCGCGACAGCGAGGCAGCGAGCCTGGATCGGGCACGCCTCGCAGACCCTCTTCGGGTCGGTCGCCTTCTCGCCCTGCTCCGGGAACCAGGCATCCGCGTCGGACTGAGCGCACGCGGCCTGCAGCTCCTCGTCGAAGGTGAGCGGGCTGCTGTCCGACGATGGGACGGGCAGCACGGCGCGCATCTTTCGCCCGTGGCCCTTTCCGCGGCCGCCACGAGACTTGACTCCCTTGGCCACGCGAGCTTCCCTGCTGGTGCAGGTGGAGCAGAGCCCTCTGGTGCCACGGGTGACCGAGCCGGGGGCGCGGTCATCGACCGGCGTGGACGTCCGGTGCATCGCGGTGCCGCACGTCGTGCACGGGTCCAGCGGCGGGCGCAGGGCGTTCAGCTGGCACCGGCGGCACCGCACGCCCCACGACTGCAGCCCGCAGTCCACGCACCGCTGGAGCGCCTTCTTCGGCTTCGGGGTCTTCCTGGGCTTCGGGGTCGCGGTGCTGGCCCAGTACTCCGCGAGCGTCGTCATGACTTCTTCTCGATCCCGAGCTGCTTCCACGTGGCCTTGCCCAGGTCGGTCTCGGCCTTGCCCATCTCGCCGGGGTAGTGGTCGGCGACTACTTGGCGCACGCCCTTGGCCTTGCTGGCGATCTCCGCTTCGAGGGCGGTGATCGATCGCGGGTCGAGGTCATCCAGGCTGTCCTGGCCCTGCGGTGGTGCGTTCACGGCCCCTCCTTCGGGGTCGGGCCGGGGCGCTCTCACGCCCCGGCCGGGGTTGGGTCAGCGGCCCTCGGCGGCGAGTTCGGACGTGTCCGGCTCGGCCTCGGTGGGCATCTGGGCCACGTCCTCGTCGAGCGCGTCGATCAGCCGCCCGGCCTCCTCGCGGGTGAGCTCGGACCGGCTGGTGATCTTGAGGCCGATGGCCTGCTCGATGTAGGCCAGGGCGTGCGTCTTCTCGGTGATGCCGAGGTCGCGCATCGTGGCGGCGATCTTCTTGAGCTGCTGCGTGGTGACCATCGGGACGGACGCGACGGGGGTCTCCTCGACGGCGTCCAGGGTCGGCTCCGGCTCGGCGGAGGGCTCGGGCCGCGGGGAAGCGGTTGCACCGCCGAGCAGTGCCGCCGCAGACTCGCGCTTGGGGCGCGGGGCGTCGTCCACGTGGTCGATCACCTGCAGCTCCTCGACGGAGTAGTCGAGGCCGGCCAGCGCGTCCGGGGCGATGCGGCGCGCGACGTCTCCGGCGGCGCGGGCCCAGAGCATGGCCTGGGGGTCGGTCGAGTACTTCGCGTTCGAGGTGTACCCGGCCTTCTTGGCCCGCGCGATCGTCCAGGTGACCCGCTCGATGACGTCGGACCCCCGGCGCTGCCCGGCGACGGTCACGGCCTCGTCCGTCGTTTCCTCGGTCCAGATCTTGTGGCCCTTGGACATAGCGACGGCGACCATCGACCGGGCGTAGAGCCCCGGGGTGCCGGACACGACGTACACGGACCGGACGGCGGACATCGGGTCGAGGCCGAGCGCGGCGCCCAACATGATGGCGGCCGTGACGTCGTCGGGCTTGCCCTGGAAGTGCTTCGGGACGAACGAGGTCCCGGCGAGTGCGGTGCCGAGCTGGTGGGCGCCGACCATCTGCTCGACGGCGGACTGGATGAGCTGGGTGCCGAGCGGCACCACCGGCATGTAGGTGGGCTCGGAGACGAGCGGGCCGGGCTGGAACTGGGTCATCTCGGTCATGTCAGAACTCCTCGTAGAGGTCGGGGTCGGCCGCGTAGTAGCGCGGCGGGGTCAGGTGGTGGATTCCCTCGGGGAACCCGGGCCAGGTGTTGGTGCTGAGGCACTTCGCGTACAGGTCGATGGCCTGCCGGACGCGCTCACCCGCGACCGGCGCGAACGCGGCCAGGTCGACGACGGAGACGAGATAGGGCGGCGTCTTGCCGACGAGCACGTGCAGGAACCGGTCCGGCCGGGCACCGGTCAGCAGCTCGACACCGTCGGAGTAGTGCTCGCGCTGCTCGGCCGACCCAAGGTCGACGGCGGTCCGGGCGTACCGCGACGGGTCGGACGACGCAGCCGTCTTGAGGTCGACGACGACGTTCGGCACGGGGTGGAAGTAGTCGAGCCGACCCCGGCAGCGCACACCCGTCTCGGGGTCGTCCCAGATGAGGGACACCTCGGGCTGCCCGCCGCGGAACAGCGGCCCGGCGTCGGGGTGGACGGCGACCGCGTGGGCCATGAGGTCGGCCTGCTCGGCATCCTCGGGCTTGAGCGGGATCAGCCCCGCCTCCCGTGCCTCCTTGACCGCAGCCTTCGCAGCCGTCGTCGTCCAGGGCCCGGGGATGATCGCCTCGTCCAGCCCGACGCCGAGCACGCGACCGTGGACCGCGTGGCCGAGGTCGTACGCCTTCTTCGGGGGCTCCGGGTTGTCCGCGTGCCACCGGTACACGGCCGGCGCTTCGAGCATGCGCTTGATGCCCGTCGAGGCCAGGCCGGGCAGCGCGTGGTAGGTGTCCTCCGGGATGTCGAGGTGGACGCCCGTCTCCCACGTCTCGGTGGTCGTCTCGCTCATAGCCCGTTCTCCCTCTTCCACTTTGCGATCCGCCGCCGCACCGTCTCGGGCCAGACACCTGCGATGGCCGCGATGTCTCGCAGCGAGTCGCCCTTGCCGTCTCGGTGCATGGCGTGCATCTCGGCGGGAGTCAGGTGTCGTGTCTTGGGCGAGACAGCGGGCGTCTCGGTGGTGTCTCGCCCGACAGCCGCCGCGACGTGCTCGACGATCGCGCGGCACCACTCGGCGACCTTCGCGTCCGTCTCGGGGCAGTGGGCCAAGTGCTCGACGACGGCGGTTACGTCGGCGAGGACCGTGTGGCCGCAGGTGTGGATGCTCACTGGTGGCCGCCCTTCCCCGAGTACCAGGGCAGCGCGAGGCCGTCATCCGTCGCACGCGGCACCAGGTGCAGGTGGAGGTGGAAGACGGACTGCGTAGCCTCGGCGCCCTTGCTGGTGATGAGGTTCATCGGGCCGCCCATGTCTCGGGCGAGCTGGGCGGCGGCGTACATGGCCTCTGCGGAGTCGTCGGCGAACGCGGCGAAGTCCGGGGTGTGGCGCTTGGGGATCACGAGCGTGTGCCCCTCGACGACGGGCTCCAGCGGCACGAACGCCAGCGCGCCGGGCCACTCGCGGACGATCGTCGCTGGGGACTCGCCACGGACGATCTGGCAGAAGATGCAGGTGTTGTTCACTGGTCGTCCTCCTTGCTCGGCTTCGGCCGCTCGTCCTTCTCGTCAGGCATGGCCCGGAGCGCGGCACGCAGCCGGTCCAGGGCTTCGGGCGTCCAGTCCTCGGGGCGCTGCGGAGGGGTGCTCATGAGGCACCGCCGGTCATCGCAGCCAGGGCCTCCGTGGTCGGGCAGGGGTACGTGTAATCCCACGGCGTCTCGCCCTCGCTGTGATCCAGCTCGATGCACGTGAAGCAGGTCGTGGCGTCGTCCGGCCCAGCGATCTCCCGGTGCATCGCCTCGACGATCTTCACGACGCGGACCAGCGCGGCCAGGTCAGCGGGCGCATGGGCGATCAACTCGGCGACCTCCTCGGGCAGGTAGCCGTCCGTGGAGACGCCCTGCCCCATGCGCACGGAGTACCCGCCGTGCTCCGTCAGGCCGTCGTAGGTGGGGTCGTGCAGGTCGGCCGCGGAGTTCGCTGCCGCCAGCCGTGCCTCGATATCGTCGAGCGCGCTCATCCCCGCACCACCTTCACCGCGTCCACAGCGGCCACCAGGTCCTCCGACGCGTTCCCGAGCACGACGTCCAGCTCGGCGACCTCCAGCAGGTGCAGCAGGGCCTTGCGCTCGGTGGTGATGGCGTGGCCCGCGTCGGCCAGGGTGGCGAGGGGGCGGTTGAGGGTGGTCTGGGCGTCGTGGCGTTCGGCGGTGGTCGTGGCGGTCATTCGCCAGCCTCCCGTCGCCACTCATCCCAGGCGTCGTCGAAGTCGGGGTAGTTGCGCAGTTCGGCGGTGACGGCCTCTTCGGTCACGCGACCGCTGCGGATCTCGCGGTCCAGGTCCTCGAAGGCGCGCCTTGTGGCGTCAGAGATCGCCCGGCCGACTGTGTGGCGGATGAGGTTCTGCTCGACCTCTTCGGGCGTCGGGTTGACGACGCGAGAGGAGTGGCTGCGGGCGACAACGCTGGGCTCGCCGGTCGGTGCCATGGTCTGCTTCTGGTGCTCGCGCATTGCCTCGCGGTCAGCGTGCTCGACGCCGCAGCCATCGGTCGTGCAGATCGCGTACGGCTGGTCAGTGGTCTGGGCGCTCATCGGGCCCCCTCCTCGACATAGGTGGTGTACGCCTGCCGCATGTCCGCTTCCCCGCGGTGCCCGTGCGCGACGAGCCCGGCCATCTCGATCACGGGTCGCTCGGCGGTGAGCTGGGCCCGCATGGCGTCGCGCTGGACGGTCATGTCGAACAGCGCCTGCCGGACGTTGGCCAGCGCTCCCTCCGAGATCGCGAGGTCGAGGAGCACGGTGTTGGCGAGGGTCTGCGCGGCGGCTTCCCCTGCGCGGGCGTTCATGACCTCGCGCTGGAACTCCGACGGCATGTCCTCGTCCGTGTGGAGGCGGGCGCCGGCGCCTCGCAGGACGCCGGAGATCATGCCCATGCGGGGGGCGATGGTGGCCGGGGTGGCGGTGGTGGTCATCGGGACTCACCCCGCTGGTTCGCGATGATGGCGTCGGCGAGGATCAGGCGCTGGAGGTAGGTCAGGCGAGGCTGGCCACCGGGAAGGCGGTCGTCGTGCATGGCCTCAGCCATGGCCTCCCGTGACGGCAGCGGGCGAGTCTCGTCTGCCACGAAGTCGGTGACGGTCTCGTCCGTGTGGAAGAACCAGCCGCCGATCATGTGGTCGCTTGCCCACGGCATGACCTGTGTCGTGCGGTCGTCCGGGTCCACCCTCATGACACGGACGCCAGGCTTGCCAGCGATCGTCGCCGTGCCGGTCGTGCCCGGCTTCCACTCGGGCTTGGGTGCGGGCTGGTGGTCGGTGAGGGTTACCTGTGTGTGGTCCAAAAGAGGCCAGCCGCCGACGTAGAGGCCAGCGCCCTCCATGGCGTTGTAGACCTCGCCTGTGATCGTGAAGTCGCGGAACTCCGGGTTCTCGAACTTCACGTGGACCGTCACCGTGTCGCCCGCCTTGACCTTCGACGGGTCGAGCGGGGCGGGGGTGGTGTTCGCTCCGGTCTTCGGCATCCACTCCCGGCTGACGTAGCGCTGCACGGTCTCAGTCAGCGTCTCGTCGCCTTGATCGTCCACGTGCTCGCCCATCTGCTCGGCAAGCCAGTAGGACAGGCTGATCGCTTCGTCCTGGTCACGGATGGCGTCGGGCTTGATCTCGGTGCTCATGCTGTGGCTCCAAAGAGGTCGGATGCGTATGCGTCGGTCGCGTCGGTCCACGCCCCCGCTGCCTCGGCCATGGCAAGCGCGAGGTGCGGTGAGCGGGACGGGTCGGCGCTGAGTGCGAAGTCGAGTGCGGCGTCGTCCATGGCCTGCCGACGACGTGCGATGCGGGTCCCGTGCTCGGCGGCGGTCCAGAACCGGTCGGCCTGGATGTCGAGAGCCGGCCGCAGATCGGGGTGATTGGCGGACGGGCCGAGGATGATTGGGCGCGGGGTCAGCGGGGACACCCACGTGAGACCGATGGGGTGCGCGCGGTCCGGGTCGGGGATCGTGGCCGGGTCAGCGGCTGCGGTGGCGAGCTGGATGGACGACGCGGCGCACACGTGCGTCTCGTCGAGGCCATACCAGACGTGGCAGCGGGGGCAGCGGACGCGGCCGTAGCGGAGGGTCACTACGCACCCCCGAAGATCGCGATACCCCAGGTGGCGATGCCACAGACAACGGCGACGAGACCGAACAGGACCATGACCAGCCGGTCGCCCGTGTGGGCGTGGTGGCGGGTCATGAGGTGGTCCCGAGGATTGCGGCGCGGACGTCGACAACGACCTTGCGCATCCGGTCGATGACGCCCTGCTGGCTCTCCTTGATGATCGCGTCCGCGCGCTCCGGGCTATTCGCGATATCGACCAGGAGTTCACGGTGGTCGGACGACCACAGGTAGGCGGACGACCGTCGCGCCATGTCGTCCGCGACCGCGTCGACATCGAGCGCGGCGGCGAGCCCCTTCTGGACACCCTCCGCCGCGATCACGGGGTAGGCGCGCAGGTCGTAGTGCCGCGTGTGCTCCTCGTATGCCTGGACGGCCCGCTCCATGGCGGCCGTGGTCTCGGCGCTCATGCGAGCCCCACAACCACGAGGACCACGAGCAGACCGAGCACGACACCGCACGCGATGGCCCAGGCAGCGGACCGGGCGGGCTGCCCCTGCGTCGGCGAGGACCAGCCCGCGGGGTGGCGGGTGACGTTGGCCTGGGAGACGAGACGGGCGGTCATGATGCGGCCTCGAACATGCTGGCGGCGAAGTGGCGGAACCCATCACCGCTCGCGACGTCGTCGTAGTACCGGACCTCCTCCAGCGCCACCTCACCGTCCACGTTGGCCGGGATGAAGCTCGCGACGGTGTAGACCTCGCCATGGTGGATCGGGTCCGAGACCCCCGGCGTACCTGCGACGTCGCCGCCAGTGCGCCGCACCTTCTGGCCCTTGACGAACGTGATCAGCGGCGCCTTCCGGGCGCTCATCGCGCACCGCCCACACACTCGGCCTTGGCGTCGCGGTAGTCCGCCTTCGCCGCGTCGATGTCGTCCCAGAGCTGGATCGCGTCAGCCTCGTGACCCTCGTACTCGGACTGGCCACGGGTCGACATCATGTGCACGGCCGTCGTGACGTTCTCGTAGTCGACGAAGACCTTGTCGGCCAGCGTGAAGGCCTTGGCGCAGGCCTGCGGGGCCTGGACGGTCATGGCGCCGTAGCCGTAGCCGAGGGCAACACCGAGCAGCACCGAGAACGCCGCGCGGTACACGCGCTCGCTCGGGCGGCGCAGGACGGAGCCGGTGAACGCAGGCGGGCGGATGCTGCGGATGAGCGCGGCGAGCCTGCGGACGGGGCGAGCGGTGGCCCGTGCGGCCCTGCGGCGGCGAGGGGCGAGGTGGTCCAGGGCCTCGGCCTCGGTCCGCCTCGCAGTCCCGAGCGGCTTGGGTCCGGCCACCACGGCCAGCCAGAGGCCGCCGGCGATCCGGTGCAGCAGCGGGACGACCATGTCGGGGTGCGGGTGCGCGTCCAGCTTGAACTCCGGCAGCTCCCGGTCGACGCCGGGGGTGAGCGAGGGCCACGAGGTGCGCGGCTGGCCCTTCTGGTGGGCGTGGCGGCGCATCACGCCTCCAGCTCGATGTGGCGGGCGCCGCGGGTGCGCACGGCCTCTGCGGTCTCGTCCGAGGCGGGGAGGGTGGCGCCGGCGAAGCGCTGGGGCTTGCCCTCCTCCACCTCGCCGTTCGGGAAGCCGTACTGCCACTCGCCGGCGAGGGCGCCGGTCGGGTCGTTCTGGTGGTTCGACATCGGTAGGATTCCTCTCGGTGGTGCCGTCGCGACGTGGGCTCACATCCGTGACGCGGCGGCATTGCTTATGCCTGATGCGGTCAGGCGGCCGTGGGCTTCTCGGCGGGGAGCGTGTCGAACCACTCCCGCAGGTCCGCGTAGTCCACGAGGCACTTACGGCCCCGGTAGCGGACACTCAGCTCGCCGTCGTCGATCGCCCGCTTCAACTCGCGGTCGGACAGGCCAACCAGCGCGGCGGCTTCGGGTCGGGGCAGGGCGATCGGATCGACGGCGAGGCTCACTACTTCTCCTTGGGGGTCTCGTACGCGGCCCGGGTGGACTCGCGGTTGGTGACGGTCGTCACGCGATGCGCTTCTGGGGGTGCGGCTCACCGGTGAGCGCGCCGACGGGGTCGAGCGGGTCCTGCACCTAGGCCAGCGACTCGGCCTCCGTGCCGTCGTCGTCGGGCGTGGCGGGCTCGGCGATCGACAGGAACCCGGCGAGGTCCGTGATCGACTCGTACTTGCCGTTCGTGCAGGGCATCCACCCGAGCTCCAAGGCATCGGCGTGGGACACGGCCTGGATGCCTACTTCTCCATCGCGGACCGGGAAGGCGTCGTCGTCGCTGCCGACCGCAACCACCACGACGTTCGCGTCGATGTACCGGAACGCGTCGCCGATCCTGGGGGCGCTCACTTCGCACCGTCCTTGGCCTCGACGCCGACGCCGTTCATGAGGTCGATCTGGCCGACGGGCTCGTCGTGGCCCTCGGCGATGAGGGTGTTGAGGATCTTGGTCTTGAGAGACATCGGTAGACTCCTTCTTGTTGGTAGCCCCGGCGCCTGTCTCTGGCGGGATGGTGTCGGGGCTGCTGTATGTCTGGGGTCAGGCGGCCTTGACTGTGGTGCGACGCTCGGCCTCGGCCAGCAACGTGGCCGAGGTCTGGCCGAGGACTGCTGCGATGCGGCCAAGTTCGTCGACCCGTATGTCGCCGGGCTTGATGAGCCGACGACTCAACGTCACCCACGGGATCCCGGCCTCGACGGCGAGGCCGTGCGGTGTCATCTCGGCCTTCTTGATCAGGCTGGTGATGACGTCCACCAGGGCTGCCGTGTTGTCCATATGGACGACAGTAGGGCCTGCACGGACTACACGCAAGGGTGAACTGATTCACCTGTTGGACTACCGCATAGTCCAAACAGGGGGTACCGTCCGCGACGTGGACGACAACACAGCCCAGGGGCCCAGTGCGCTGACCATCGCGACTGGCAGACAGATCGCAGCCGAGCGCATAGGCGCCCGCTACTCCCTTCGCGAGCTCTCGGCGCTCTCCGGCGTATCGGTCGAGTCGCTGCACCGGTACGAGCTCGCGAAGCGCGACGTGCCGCTCAAGGCGCTCGCGCAGATCGCCGAGGCGCTCGGTATGCGGCCGTCGGAGATCATGGCGGCGGCCGAGGCGCGGATGGAGCGAGACGCAGAGTCAGGGCGTTCTGTCCGTGATGCCCCGGATGTCTGACCGCACCTGGATGCAGACGCATATGTCGCACCACATTGCGAAAAGGGGGACCTATTCACCCCACATCTCACCCGTGATGTGTGACGCTGCATAGAACGGATGTGCCTACGGTTACGGCCCAACAGATAGGCAAGAGGGGGCACGCTCGATGGAAGCGAATGCTGACACCGCACAACCCGATAGATCCACGCCCCGGTCGCCGTCGGATCAGGAGCTCGACAGGGCGCTGGCCGCCTGCCCGGGCAGGCAGCTCTGGATCGGCCTACGCAAGGCACTGCCGCGCCGCGCGGCACAGCTCGCGTTCGACGCTGCCGCAGCAAGGGCGCTGAGGTCATAGGGGCATAGGGGAAGGCCCCCATCAAGAAACGGTGGGGGCCTTCGTGTGTCCGGGGTCAGGACTCGATCTGGGGCGCGAGCAGATCGCCGAGCATCCCGATCGCCTCCACCATTTCGGGCGAGGAAGGGTGCGTGTAGCCCGCTGTCACCGTCGCGTCGGAGTGGCCCAGGATCGCCTGACGCACCAGGTCAGGCACCTTCAGCTTGTGCAGCAGCGTTGCCGTGGTGTGCCGTGAGGTATACGGGATGACCCGGGGGAGTCCAGCGATGTCGAGCCACCGGTACCAGTCGGCAATGGCGTCGGTCGGGTCGACAGGCCGCTTGTCGCCGCGGTGCAGGATCAGGCCGTGCATGCCGGGTTCGGTGGTCTCGAGGTGGCGGGCCATGACGGCGCGCAGCGCTGGCGCCATCGGGACCTCGCGCCACCCGGCGCGGGACTTGGGTCGGGTGAGCCACAACCCGCCCTCGACACGAGTCGCTTCCTGGTCCGCGGGGATGTCGACCCAACGCTTCGGGCAGTAGCCGCCGACCTTCTTTCCGCACGGCCACTGCCCATCCACGCCGGGCCGTGTGCCGCCGTGGGGCAGGCAGCCGTGCTCCCACCGCAGCCGCTGGAGTTGCCATGACACGGTGATGATGCCCGTGTCCATGTCGACCTGTTCGCGCGTGAGCCCGAGGCGTTCCCCGGGGCGCATGCCGGTCAGGAGCGCGATAGACAGGTGCACCGCTGCCGTAGGGTCAGAAGCGGTGGCCATGAGGAGCGTGGCGGCTTCGTCGGCAGTCAGCGACTTCCGCTTGCTGATCGCCTTGCGTGGTGCGTCGAGCTGCGTCGCCACGTTCTCGATGACCCGCTTCTCACGGACGGCGTCGGTGAGGCACTTCGCGAGGATGCGATGCGTCGCGAGAGCTTCCGTGGTGGACAACTTCTTCTCGTCCGTGATGTACGTGTGCACCCTGCGGATGTGGTCGGTCGTGAGCCGGCTGAGCTTGATCTTGCCGATCGAGGGAACCACGTGCCGGAGCAGCTTGCCTTCGTACTGCACGTACGAGCCGGGCTTGAGGTTCTTCTTCTTCTCCTTGAGCCACAGCGTGATCCACTGCGCGACGGTGGGTGCCGACGTCGTGAGGTTGCCCGCCTTGGCGAGCGTGCGGCGTTCGACGCGCAACTTCTCCTTGACGCCTTCCTCGGTCTTCGACGACAGGTACTTGCGCCGGCGCTTCCCGTCAGGCCCATCAGGCAGGGGCAACTCGGCCAGCCACATGCCGTCACTGCCTCGTTGGTAGACACTTCCGTCGCCCTTGTCGCGGCGGCCTTCCGCCTTGGTCTTGCCCATCCCGGGCCCTCGTTTCACTTCAGGCGATCACTTCAGTCAACCATAGTCTGGACCAGTCAGGATACGGGCTGTCAAATCGGCTAGATCAGGCCAGTTCCAGGCGTCATCCCTGCCTCAAGTGTACCTGTCACGAAATCGATAAGTTCTTAACACGAGACAAGGAACCGTTGTAATCACTCAGAAAATTGGTCTCACTTCAGTTCACCGTTCAGACTACGCCGATTTTGCGCACCCAGTCCGGCCCAGTCCGCGCCAGGTCTCCCGGAAGCCATCCACCTGTGGAAAGATCCTCCCCATGGCCGCAGAGCACACGATGCCCCCCGACGGCACCACGGCGAAGTGCGTCTTCTGCCGTGAGACTGTGGCGCTGCGTCAGGGGGCCTCGGGAGCTCACTACTGGGTGCGTCCCGACGAGCCGGTGGATGGCCAGCGACGCTGCCTCGGCGGGGTCCCGTGGCGCCACGACGGCAACGTCTGGACCCAGCACAAGCCGGACGTCTTCGCGTGGTCGTACGACGCTGCCGGCCGCCCCGAGTACCCCGCCCGCTTCACGCCCCGGAGGACCGCATGAGCACCGCCGACCATGCCACGCACGGTCTGTCCGATCGCATTCGGGCGCTGGGCGGCACCAGCCCGCGCCAGAGCCATCTGAACGCGTTGGCGGCCGAGGTGGACGGCCTGCAGCAGCGCCTCGCCGACGCGGAGGCGCGGCTCCGCGGCGAGGACGATGGCACGGCAGCCGAGGCTCCTGCGCGCATTCAGGTGCCGGCCCCCATGGCCCGCGCTGGCGACGTCTACACGCATGGCTGAGCACCCGGTCGCGCGGTCTGCCCTGCCCCTGTCACTCGGGTTCCTGCTCCTCGGTCTCGCCGGGTTCACGGCATGGCTCTGGCCCGACGGCCGCGACGTGCCGACGATCCTGGCCGCGTTCGGTCTCGTCGCCGGGAGCGTCGGGGTGTACCGGCTCGCCGACGTCGTCGACCGGGCGGCGCGGGCGGCCATCAAGCGGACCCATAACTTTTAATCGTTATGGATCCCGGGCATAGCAAAACCCCCTCCCACCCGAAGGTGAGAGGGGGTGTGCTTCCACGCGAGGTGATGCGGGGCCCGGAGTTCAACCGGGGTCCATGCGGCTCACGAAGTCCGTCGCTCTGACCCTGAGCTACCCCGCGCCTCGCGCTTCTGGTCGGCATCACGGCCCGACCCGTACCGTGTGCGCAGTATAGCGGGAGGGTCTGACACTCACGCGCGCGGCGTGCTCGACAGCCCGAACCTGCGCAGCGCGGCGTCCACGGCGGGGATGGCCATGATGCGCGTCAGGGCCGCAGCGATGGCAGCCACGGTGGCAGCGCCACCGACGAGCCAGGCGAGCCATGCCGTGGGCAGGACGTCCGCCAGCTCCTCACCGAGGATGGCGACGGCGACCGGCAGCACGATGCCCGCGGTCAGGACGACGGAGATCACGGTCTGCACGACGGTGCGCGCGGTGGCGCGGCCGGGGAACGCGGACTGGGACGAGACGATGGCGGTGTGTCGGGGCTCGGTCATGCTCAGTTCTCCTTCGGGGTCATGACGTACTCGCGGTCGCTGACGGTGTCGAGGACGTTGCGAACCTCCGCGACGACCCCCGCGGTGATCGCTTCCTTGTCCACGCCGGTCACGCCGTCCAGCGCCGTGGCGACCCCACGTGCGACGGCGTCGTCCATCTGGCGGGTGACGGCGACCCGGATGTCGCGGACCGCCGCGCGGAAGTTGATCCACTCGGGGTTCTGGGTCGCGCTCGTGGGAATCTGCGGGGCGATGCCGGCGTGGAGCTCGGCGATCTTGGGCAGGGCGGCGTGGATGTCGGACAGCTGCTTCGCCTGGGTGGCGTCCATGTCGGGGACCTCCTGGGTCGGGGTGGTGGGCTTGCCGCTGAGCTCGGCGAGCACGGCGAGGAATTCCTGCTCGTACACCGAGCCGGTGCCGAACGGGTCGGATCGGCGGCTCGGGTCCGTGCGTGAGTGCGTCGAGATGCCAGGTTTGCGCGCCTGCGTCTCGGCGGCGGTCAGCATCCGGTGGGTCGGCACCGTGATGCCCCGCCGGGCGAAGTCGGCGACGCGCTTGAGCACCACGCGGGCCAGCGGCACGTAGTACGACGCGCGCTGGGCGTAGCTCATGCGCCGCAGGTCGGCCTTGGTCCAGGCGACGCAGATGCCGAACGACCAGGGGTTGTCCGGGACCGAGTGCCACGTCTCGTAGTCGATGGGCGCCATCGGGATGTGCGTGTCCCGGTCGACGAGGTCGTGGTAGGACCCGTACGAGCTCCGGGTGCGGATGTAGTTCGCGACGTTCTCCGCACCCATGTCCGCGCCGGACAGGTCGGTGCCACCCTCGGCGTCGTGCAGGATGATCGTGCCGGACGCCTTGGCGCCGTTGCGGCGCTTCTTGCCGCACTGAGGGATCGTGGTCCTGTTGTCCAGCAGGTAGTAGCCAGTGGCCATGGGTCAGCGCCCCTTCGTCGTCGTGGCTGTCGGTGACGGCTCGGGCTGCATGACGCGGCAGGGGCCAGTCACGGTGCTCGCGGTGCCGTCGGTGTAGGTGAAGATCCAGTCGCCCGTGGTGTGGCACTCGACCTTGGCGATACCTCGGCCGTCGTCGCCGTCCTCGCCCTTGGCGCCCGTCGTGCCCGGGGCGCCTGCCGTCCCCTGGTCGCCCTGTGGGCCGGGTTCGCCCTGGGGGCCAGTGGCACCGGTCGGGCCCGTCTCTCCAGTGGCCCCGACGCTGCCGACGGCACCGGTCTCACCTCGAGGTCCGAGAGGGCCGCGGGGGCCGGTCTCTCCCGGCGGTCCAGTGCGGCCCTGGGGACCAGTGGCGCCGATGAAGCCGCGCTCCCCCTGTGGCCCTGGGGGGCCCGCCGGGCCCGCGACAGGCGACCCCTCCACGACGTCGTCCGCCTGCTCGCACAGATTGCGGCCGTCGAGATCGAGTGAGCCCTGGGACTCGCAGGCGTGCTGCACCTGCTGAGCCAGGGAGACGGCCGACGTCTCCGCTTCCTCAGCGCGCACCTGTGCCTCGTGCCAGACGGTGCCGAGAGCTAGCAGAGAGAGCACCAGGGCGACCACCAGGACGAGGTTCTGCACGAATCTCTTCCGTGGTCCGCGCGCGACCTGCTCGGCTTCTTCTACGTGCGTCACGTCGCGCCTCCCTGGGCGAGCTCGTACAGCCGGCGGTACTTCTCTCGCGCTTCCTCGGCAGCCCACCGGAGAGCACGCTCGCCCTCGTACAGTGCGCTGAGCGCATCGACCTTGGCCGTGAGATCGGCAATCTCCCGGGCGTGTGAGGACTTGGCCGACGCGATGGCCGCAGCAGTGCTTGTCTGCACCTCGGCGATGTGGTTCTGGTACTGGCGGCGGTCGGCGTAGTTCTGCCGGAGCAGGTAGCCGATGACGACGACCAGCACACCGGCGACGCCCGCGGTGCCGAGTAGCTGTGGGTCCACGCGGGCCCCCTTCATTCGTCGTGGGGGTCAGACCATCCGCACGGGCACCCAGGCGCCGTCCAGCAGGATCTGCGGGTTCGACATCTTGGTGGCGACGATGGTCGAGGGCTCCTCGTACGGGATGAGCACCTCCTGCAGGAACGCGATGGTCGCCGCGGCGTGGGTGGGGCTGTTCGGCGTGCTGTTGTGGTCACCTCCGGTCGTCTCGGTGATCCGCAGCACCGCGAGCTGCGACCCGAACCGGTCGATCCAAGGCAGCGCGTTGATCGCCGGCGGGACCGATGCGTCGCCCGTGTCGTACTGGACGATGGCGCGGCGTCCGTACCAGGCAGCGGGGTCGACCAGCAGCGGGTCATGGTCGCGGACCGCCCACATCAGGGACGACTCGTCCGGGGCGTCGTAGGCGGCCAGTAGCGCCGCCTTGTCGGACGCGGACGCCGTCGAGTACCGGTTGGTCAGGTCTGCCGTCGCCGACAGGTGCACGAAGCCGCGGCAGCGCCGGCTGATCTTCGGATCCCGGGACGCCAGGTAGGCACCAACGAGACCGCCCATGGACCGGCCGATGACGACGTTCCATCCGACGTCCCACACGGCGAGCGTGTCGTCGTACATGGCGCGGTAGGCGGCCCGTGCATCCTGGTTCCCCCAGTTCGCCCCGGCGCCGTGGCCCTCGACGTAGCCCCAGCCGTTGTCGATCAGCCAGTTGCGCTGCGTCGTGTAGCCCTGGGTGAACTGCTGGTCCGCCGACGTGACGTCGGTGCCCGGGTTGCCGTGGCAGAAGATCACCAGCGGTACGGCCTCGTCGTCGAACGCAGTGTCCGCGATCGCGCGGCGGCAGGACTCGCCGGCCGACGACGTGAACGGGTAGACCGTGTAGGCGGTGCCGTTCGGTGTCGTGGGCATTACGGCGTCCCCCAGTACGTTTTCTGCGCGGCGCTGATCCCCGTGCGGTCCACCGTCTGGTTCGAGTTCCAGAGCACGAGCTCCTGGACCTTGCCGTTCAGGAAGTTCGCCGGGGTGCCCCCGTTCAGGTGCGCGCCCATGCTCAGGTTCGACAGGGTCATGACACCCGATCGCACGGCCGCGAGGGCGACGTGCTTCGGTGTGCCGTCGCGCCAGGTGTTGATCTGCGAGCCCGAGTCGGCGAAGAACGCGTGGTGCTGCGCGGCGTCGAAGCTGGTGTCGCCGGCCGCGCTGTTGGCCCACAGGGCGCCCGTGTTGTTCGTCGCCTGCACGTTCCAGGCCGCCGTCGAGGAGCGCATGAGCCGGTAGAGTGCGCCGCCGCCCGCGTTGTTCGACTCACCCACCACCACGCTGTTCGCGGCGGACGCTCCGGAGTAGACGAGGCCCATCGTCGCCGCGCCTGCCGCATACAGACCCGCGCTGGCCACCGTGAGGTAGTCGTTCGTGCCGTCGAACGTCACGGCGGACATGCCGTCGAGCGTGTTCACCACGCCGGCCGTGGCGATGGATGGCTGAGCGGACACGGTGCCCTGCTCGAGGTGCGCACCGCTGCCCGTCTGGTCATACCACCTGGTGACGAACCCGTTGCCTGCGCCAACGAATGCCAGCAGCGCCGTGGTGTCGAGGTCGCCGTCCGACTCGAAGCCGATATCCAGCGTCGTGTCGTCCGTGGAACGCCGCACGCGGATGAGCGGGCCTGTGTAGAGCGACAGGATCCGGCGCAGGGAGTACGCGCGCCACGGGAACGTGAACGGGTCCATCGCGCCAACGAAGCCGCCACCCACGTCCGGGTCCGCGGTGTAGAAGAAGTCCGTCGACTCCGCGTTGGTCGGGTTCACGGTGCCAACCCAGTCCACTGGACCGAGCCAGATCGGGCGCGGGAAGTCGGCGTCGTCGCGGTGGACAACGCGCACGACGAGGTTCTGTATGAGGGCGGCGACGGCGGCCTGGACAGCCTCGTTGGAGGCATCCGCAGCGTCAGCCGAGGTCTCGGATGCGGCCTGCGCGGCCTGCGCGGCGGCCAGCATGCCCCGCGGCGAGTCGACCGCCACGGAGTACGTGCCGTCCGACAGCACACCAACCGGCCGGTCAGCAACGATGAACGGCGCGTGCAGTCCAAGCCGATTGGTGGTAATCGCGGCTAGCGGCAGCCCCGTCACGTCGGTCACCGGGATTGGTGTCGTGTGCCCCAGGTCGTCCTCGGCGTAGAACTGGAGCGACACGTCCGCGACCAGGTTGCCTGTCACGGGGTCGATCACAGGCTTGGACGTGTAGAGGTAATTAACCATTGTCTACTCCCTTGGAGTGCGCTCGGGGGGTCACGCGACGTACCAGTCGCCGTCAGCGATAACCGTGTCCGTCGGCGTGCCCACGCCGGCCGGTCCGAGCTGGACGCCGGGAGCCCACCAGTCCGCATAGACGTTTCCGCTGGTCGCGACGTGCCCGACCCCGCCGAACGTGTTGCCGTCATTGTTCTTGACCAGGAGCACAAGCGGGGTCTCCACCGCGGGGCAGTCCTGGTCATGAAGCTTCCCCAGGAGCTGATCGGGCACGTGGCCAGTGTCGGCGCCCGACGTGAGCCCGGTACCGGATCGGTGCCAGACGAGCGTTGCCTTGCGGTGCTTGACGTTGCGCACTGCGCGGCTCGCTGCCACTCGAGACCAGCCCGTAGCCACGCTTATCGTCGCGTCGTCCCCAGTAATGACCTGCGGCTCGCCGTCCACCGAGTCCCACTTGGCGAGCCCCAGCTCGTCCAGTACGCGTGTCCACAGGAGGGTCCCGATGCGGATCTGGGTACCTACGCCGTTCATGTACGAACGGACCAGGTCGTCGTTCGCGACCAGGACGCCAGAGTTGACCGAGATGCAACGCAGATCGGCGATCGTCGACACGGACCCGCCGCCACCCTCGACGAACGCGAGAGCCAGCGGCTGGAAGTCCTCCGCGCCGGGCGACGTCGGGCGTGACGGGATCTGCTTCGTTGCCGCGCCCGTGATCACGGCCAGCACGCTCGCGTTGGTCGCACCCCAGATCCGTCGCAGGCCCACCAGGTACCACCGGTTGGCCGCGTTGAACGGCAGCTCGAGGAACATGTCCGCGTCGTTGTGGTCGGTGATCCCGCCACCCGTCACGTCGCCAGCCCGGACGACCAGACCGCGCACAGCGAGGCCGTTCGGCTCAACCTTGAAGTCCGACGTGCCGTGAGCGACGTACCGGTAGCCGAGCCGGCTGGTCCCTGTGGCCCAGTCGACGTTGTCCACCGGCCCGGTGTAGTACTTCGACGTGATAGCCATCAGCGTGTGACCTCCAGGTTGCGGCCCGTCTTGAGCGCCTTAGCGACCAGCCGATATAGGCGATCGCTCGGTGATTCCTCCCAGCCGCCGACACGGGGATTGATCTCCAGCCCTGTGCCAGCGGCCCAGGACAGGGACACCTCGTTGATTCGGTCGGTCACGGTGTCCTGGCTGGCGAGCCGGATCGGAACCTTGTCGCCCAGTTCGAACGCGACGCCGTACTGCCACTTGTCCGTCTCGGTCAGTTCGACCTTGAGACTGGTCTTCTCCGCGTTCTCAGCGAGGGCCTCGTCGGCGCGCCCTTGCAGGAGCGTGTTCAGGTTCGGGTCCGTAGTGGCGACGTCGCGCGCGTCCACGGCGATGGACCGGGACACGCCCCACTTCGCCTCAGCCGCGGTGTCGACGTACTCGCGGAAGACTCGGGCCGCTCCCTCGCCACCCGCGGCCACGACCACTCGAGTGGCCGTCGGCGCCCGGACGACGAACTCGGCGCCGGGTAGGATGATTCCGGACTCCTGGGTCAGCACGCGGGTATGAGTCGTCGGGATCCAGGTGAGCAGGCGACGAACGGTTTCGTCGGGCTCCTGCACCACCCGCACGCCCAGACCCAAGGTCGCCATCTTGGGGAACAGATGGTCCGCCAGTGGATGCATGCGCACCCGCACGGTGGTGGTCGGACCGAGTCCCGCCGTGGCTGCCACCGACACGGCGACGCCCTGGCGCGGCGCATTCGCCGAGACGAGTGTGCGAACCACCGTCTCAGCCGGGCCTGTCACCACGTGGTATTCGTCGGTCTGCGCAGTGATCGCTGCAGCCGGCTTCGGCCACCCGGTGATCTCGCCGAATATGTCGTGATCGTCCGCCACGGTGAACACCCGCACCGGGAGGTTCGTCAGACCCGTGCCGCGCAGTTCGGTGACGGGGCCTGATGTGAGCGTCTTCGGGCCAGCGAACCCCGGCCGGCGCAACGTCGCGACGACGCGCGCGCCTGGCGTCGTCAGCGCGCCGATGCGAGGGTTGTCCGCAAGGACCGTGAACACCAGGCTCCCGCCCGCGTCCCAAAGCCCTGTCCACTCGACCGCGTCCGGCGCTGGGATCAGGCCCTTGCGCTGATATGCCTTGTCGAACAGCCACAGGCTTACCGGCAGCTCGCCCTCCATGCCCGCCACTACCAGGCCCTCCGGTGGCGCGGCCGGATCGTGGCCGTCAGCGAACCCGTGCCGGAGATCACCACGGCCACCTCCAGCGTCTGCTCACCGCGAGCAGGGATCGGGCGGGGGTCCCACGGATCGATCTGCTCTGTGATGTCCACGCCTTCCAGCTCGGCTGTGGCGATCCGGGGATCCGTCCACGTCACCAGCGTCTGACCGGCAATCACGTCGGGGATGCCCAGGGACCCGTCCGTCATCCCCTCGGCCTTCAACGTCAGGTCGAGATTCGACAGCGCACCCTTGACCGCCCATGTCACCCATGCCTCAACGTCCCCCGGGTTGGGCATGACGACCGAGTCCGTGGTCAGCGCGCGCGAGACGAAGAACAGATCCGTGGCTGGCGCTTCGGTTCGGAAGAAGTCCTCCACGTCCGACGTGGACCATTCCCGGCTGATCGGTGGGCCGTACCAGTACGGATCGTCCGCGACGAACCGCAGCTGGTACAGCACCCACCCGTCGTACAGCGGGTCCCGAGCGAAGGCGTCCGACGCGTCATCGAACCGCATCGTCAGTTCCCGCCAGTCGCCGTCGGGCGTCTGCACGCGCCACACAACCGGCTGCGTCGGGTCCCCGATCAGGTCCCACACGCGGCGGTCGGTCTCCAAGAACCCCTCGGTCGTGTTGTCGTCCACGACCAGGATCGACAGTTCCGCAGGGCGCTCGAGTGTGCGTGCGCCGCGGAACCGACTGCCCGCAGCCGCCGGACTGCCTGAGCGGTACGTCTCGTACTTCGGTGCGTTCATCCCGACGACGTCGGCGTTGATCAGAACGACGCCTTGAGAGACGTCGGACAGGCCGATCGTGTCGCCGTTGGAACCCGTGAGCGTGTGAGTCAGGCCGAGCCATGGTGACGCGATGCCTGGTGGGAGCGGCGGCAGTGTGCTGTCCGCGAATACGACCGTCATCGGATCCCCCTCACGCCTGCGCGGACCTCAGCGCGTCGCTGCATAGCCTCGAGCTCGTAGATCGCCTGACGAGGATCGGCGGCGACTATGGTTCCGACCAGCGGGCCACGGTGCAGACCGTCCTTGAGCGCGTTCGACTCCGCCGGCGTGAGGACCGCTTCTGGCTTGCCGGTCTGGTTCACGCCGAGGCCGCCCGAGGGCAGCCACCCGCCCTGGTCGTAGAGCTTCGGCAGCACGCCGCCGTTCTTCATCGCCCAGTGGATGTGGTCGTAGTGGTCGCTGCGGGTCGGCTCGCCGAACATTGTCTGCCGGCCCATGTACAGCTGGCGACCGCCGGCGGGCGAGTAGATCAGCTCGGAGCTGTTCGGGAACGCCCTGGCCAGCCAGTTGAAGATGGCCATGCTCGGGCTGACGTCGATCGCGCGGCCCTTGCCGTGGAACGACGGTGTGCCGACGGCCGTGACGGCACCAGGGCGGTAAGCGCTGTGCAGGTTCGCGCCGGGGAACATCCCCTTGACGGCAGCCCACTGCGCCTGCCAGCCCATCGCCGGGCCCGCCTTGCCACCCGAGGGCAGCACTGTGGACAGCAGGCTCTTGGCCTTCTCGATGAGTGCGCCGACGGCCTTGCGGGGCAGTTGCCCAGCGATCTTGCCGATGGATCCGCCGCCGATCCGGCCGAGCACCGACTCCAGCGGCTTGCTCAGCAGGTCGCCCAACGCGCCAGCGGGGTTCGAGAAGAACTTCCCGACGTGCGAGGCGATGTCGCCCGCCCAACCCCAGACGCCACCGTCCGCGAACGCCTGGCCGGTGCGCGCTGCGGAGTTGAGTGCAGCGACGCCGGCGGGGCCGCCGACCGCCCGAGTGAACTCGGGCCGCATGATGGCCTCGCCGCCACTGAGCGACAGTCGGCCAGCCGTCGGCGAGAAGAACTCGTGCACGTCGCGACCTGGCGTGTACCCCGGCAGCACACCGCCGGACTTGTACGCGATCGGCTTCACCGTCGGCAGGACCAGGTCCAGTCCGACGCTCTTGGCGATCTTGTCCCACGTGGCCTTGATGCCCTTGGTGTAGACCGTCTCGATCACGAAGTTGATCGGGCGGGCCGCAGCCGCCTTGATGCCGTCCCACGCCGCGGAGATGATCTTCTTCGTCGCCTTGAAGACCTCACCCATGGCGTCGAGGCCGGCCTTGAGTGGAACGAATGCCTTGTCGCGGATCCAGTTCCACGCCGCCGAAGCCGCGCTCTTAATTCCGTCCCAGACCGGGTCGATGACGCGGTTCTTGATGACCTGCATGCCGAGCGCCATGAGCTGGAACCCGAGGCGGACGGGGGTGAAGACCTTGTCGCGCAGCCAGTTCCACACCGCGGTCGCCACGGCCTGGATCGCCCTGAACACAGGGGCTCCGGTCTTCGCCCAGACGGCCGAGATGCCCTGCCACAGCAGGGCGAACACGGTCGCCCAGGTCGCGAAGATGACCCGGATGACGGTCCACGCCACCTCGAGCCCGACCTTGATCCCGTTCCAAACCTTCTGGATCCAGGGCCACGCGGTGCCGACGAGCCAGTCCACGACCGCACCTATGGCGGTCTGGATGCCAGCCCAGACGGCGTCGACCACGCGGCGCACGGTCTCGTTGTTCTGGTACAGCCACACGAGCGCGCCGACGAGAGCCCCGATGGCCACCACGACTAGGCCGATCGGGTTCGCCGTGAGGGCTGCGTTCAGGGCCCACTGGGCAGCAGTCGCCAGGATGAGTGGCAGGCGGGTCGCGATGATCGCCGCGTTGTAGAGGCCGAACCCCAGCGCGGCGCCGGCCACTACGGCAGCCACGAGCGTGATCATGCTCCGGTTCTTGTCGAGCCAGGTGAACATGCCCATGAGCGCGCCGGAGACGAAGACCTCGACGGTCCGCTTGATCGTCTCGATCTTGGTGGCGAGGTTGTCGTTGAGAGTGTCGCCCATCTTGGCGGCGGCGCCCTCGACGCTCCCGAGGCTGGACGCGGTGCCTGTCAGGCCGTCCAGGAACTTCGGGATCTCGTTCGTGCCGAGGTCCTCGAGCGGCGTTCCGAACAGGGCTATCGCCGTCTCAGCCTGCTTCGCGGGGTCCTTGATGCCCTTGACACCGTTGACGATGGTCTGGAATGCCCGCTTTGCGCGGTCGCCGCCAGCCAGGAGCTCGTTCGTGGTGTCGAGCGAGTTCAGCTTGAGGGTCTCGTACGCAGCCTTCGTCGACTTCGACATGTCGGTGCCGCGGATCGTGAATTCCTTGATGGCGTCACCCATCTTGTCGACGCCATATGCGCCGTCCTCTGTGGCCGACACCAGCAGGCCCATGGCCTCCGAGCCTGAGTAGCCGAGGTCAGCGAAGAACTGGCTGTACTCCTGCGTGGCGTCGGTGACCTCGCCGCGCAGCGCCTTCGGGACGCGCTGCAGCGATGCGGTGATCAGGTCGACGCCCTCTTCGGCGTCCTTGGCGAGCCCGTTCTTGATCAGGATGCCGACGTTCGTGGCTGCGCTGGAGGCGTCGATCTCGAACGCCGTCGCGATGTCGAGCACGCTCGCCGTCACGTCGTGCAGGCGCTTCGGGGTGGCCGTCGCCATGCCGTCGATGGACGAGATGACTGACTCGACGGCATCCGTCACTGCTGGCATGTTCTCGCCCCACGCGCCCGCATAGAGCTTGCCTGCGACGGAGCCGGCCTTGGCCGACTGCTTCTCGGTCAGGCCCAGGGACGCAGCCGTCTTGTCGCCGAGCTTCTCGCGCTCCAGGGCGTCGCCGATGCCCTTCGCGAGCACTGCCCCGACGGCGATAGCTCCTGCGGCCATCCCTGCCATGAGCGTTCCGGTCATGCCCTTTGAGTACTGGCGCCCGGATTCCTCACCGGTCTCCTTGGACTGCTTGACGTATCGACCGTTCGCGTCCCGCAGCTTGCCATCGGCGCCGCGAGTCACGCCGTCGGCAAACTCCTCGCCGTACTGCTTGCCCGCCTTGTCGCCGACCCCCTTCATGCCCTCTGTCGTCTGCTTCTTCAGACCCTTGAGCGACGGCAGGAGGGACACGTAGGCGGTCGCGAGCTCCATGGCACCTCCTGCAGGGTGAAGAAGGGGCGGGAGGCGTCACAATCGACGAGTTCGGTGCTCTACTACTGCAGGACCCTCAGGAGGAAGCCATGACCACAGCCCAGGGCTACGGCGTCGAAGCCACGCTCACCACGGAGACGCTTCATGTGCGCGCCACATCGAGGGCCGGGCGGGTGGCCCTGTTCGGGCCGGACCCGCGCGAGGAGATCGTGATCCCGCTGGACCAGGTCGCCTCAGCGCGCCACCGGACACCGCCGAAGCGGGTGCTCATGACGATCAACGGGCTGCTCGACATCCGCACCGTGGACGGGAAGCGGTACCAGATGCACTACCGGGCGCGGAAGAACCGCGACTTCGGGGCACTTGCCGATGCCGTCGTCGCAGCGGTTACGCCTGCCCAGTCCGCTTGAGGTAGGCATGGGCTCGACGGGACAGTTCGCGCTTCTCGGCCTCGACCTCGTGCGCGGGGCGCGGCGGGTCGATCGGCTTGGGCTGGTTGCGGCCCTTCTTGCCGTCCTCGGTCTTCTGCCACGCCAGGATGCGCAGGTCGTATTCGATCCGAGCCGACATGTGCATCTCGGCCGTCCACGCCATGTCGCCACCGGTGGCACGGAACAGCGCGCAGCCAGGCGGCAGGTTGGCAGCTAGGTCGGCGAGGTCCAGCAGGGTCATGCCCGGGTCTCGCAGGTCCGCGCCGTACTCAGCGCGCAGCGAGGCGCGCAGCGGGCCCTCGAACTCCATGGCGGCCACGAGGAATCGCAGCTCACCCAGGTTCTCGACCAGGTGGCGGAAGAACTGCGAGACTGCGGCCCGGGAGATGCGGCGCGTCGTCCGATTGCGCTGGCGGGTGATGGCCGACTCGATCTGCGCCGCGCCCAGCATTCGCTGCAGTGCCGTCGTCATGTCTGTGCGGAACGCCCGGGCGAACGGTGCAGCGTCGCGCCCGCCCGGGAGGTCCACTTCCAGCAGGAGACCATCCACCTCGACGACGTCGTGCTGCCAGTGCAGCTGCTCGCCGGTGGTGACCTCGGCCTGCATCAGCCCTCTTCGTCCTCGTCGGCCGTGACGTTCATGACGGTCAGCAGCGCGAGTACGTAGTCGATCGCGGGCTCGACCGGGACGCGCCCGTTCTCGCCACGCATCGCGTTGAGCACCGTGCGGTACCCGTCGTCGCCGGCGAGCGCGCGCATGATGGCGGGGAAGTGCGCCATGGCGGACGGTCCGCGGCCTCGCGCGATCTTCTGGTCCATCATGCCGACCTCAGCCAGCAGCTCGAAGTCGTCACGGGCGCCCTCGGGGATGAGCACGGTGAAGCCGCTCATCGTGACCTTGGTGCCACCCTCGACCTCGACGGTCTCGGCAGTGTCGGCCAGGGCCTGGATGCGGTCTTCCTCGGTCTCCTCGGCGGCGGCCTTGGGCTTGCGGTCCTCGGGCTGCTTCGCGTCGGCCGGGATGACGGTGACCTGGGGCTTGCGGGCGGGGGGCTTGCGGGTCGTGGTCACTTCGCGGCCTCCTTGGCCGAGCCAACGACGACGCGCTTGGCGATGAACGTCACGGTCACGAGGACCGATTCGCTACCCCGCCTGCCGATCTCGATCGGGGAGATGGTGATCGGCTCATCCGCGGAGGTGTACAGGGGCACCCCGTTGATCCGGAGTTCGTTCGGAATCACCGCACTGTCCGGCTCGCCCGGAACCTCGAGGATCTCGATGGTGGCGAACTCGGGCTGCGGGTCGAGAGGGGCGACGTAGGCCGCCTGCTGGTCTGACATGTCGTTCTCCTTGGCGATGTGGCGATGGGCGGCGATGAGGGTGGGGCACCTGCTCCCGGGGCATCGCCTACACCGGGAGCAGGTGGTCTGTCACGGGGTCGCGAGGGCGACGATCTCCGGGTCGTTCGTGATCAGCGTGTAGCTGTCGATCACCTCGACCGGGAACGTGTACGCCGTGATGTCGGAGTTCACGTGCGCGAACTCCTGACGCTCACCGATCTCGCCGCGCGGGCAGATGTAGCGGTAGTGGATGGACGGGTCGTCCTTGTCGAACAGGTCGAGGACCCACGCGCGAGCCAGGACCAGACGGCCTGCGGACATGTTCACCGTCGCGACGCCCGTCGCCACGCTGGACGAGGTCACGTTGTGCTGCATCGGGAACGTGACCTGGTTGGTCTCCAGCGCGATGAACTGGAAGTTCAGGTCCGACTCAGTGATCGTGGTGCGCACGACCTTGCCGCCCTGGTGGCCACGGATCTTCTCGATGCTGTCCGTCGGCGTGAACGGCAGGCCGTCACTGTGCAGCCAGCCCACGTCGAGCAGGGCAGCGTCAGGCGCGGCGAGAGCGGTCGGGAGGGTCGTCCCGAGCGGTCCTACGAGGACCTTGTCGTCGTCGGATCCGAAGATCCGGGCATTGGCGGCGTCGAGCACCATGTCACTTCACCTTCCCGTCGGCCGGCGCGGTGGCCGACTCCTTGGTGGTGGCGACGTCGCGAGCTCGTCCCAGGTGGACGAGGTTGTTCCTCGTCGCCCGGTCAACCTCGACCACGTCGCCCTGCTGGTACTGCTTCTCGCCGACCTTGGTCGCGATGGCGAGGGTGACCTTCTGCATGTCGTCCTCCTGGGTTACGCCGCTGGCAGCTGCCGGCCGCGGATCATGAGCTCGGCTGTGAAGTACTGAGCCGGGCGACTCGACTCCTCCGTGACCGAGGTGGGCAGCGTCGGGTTCGACACCCGCACCACCGGGGAACGCCAGGCACCCACGAGGGCACTGACGAGGTTGGCCAGGTCCGAGGTGGTGGCCTCGTCCTCGGCCCAGACGCGGACGCCTATGCGGGCCGTGGCGCGCACGTCTGGAGTCCGCGGGCCGCCGTCGTACCGCACGACCACGAGCCGCCCAGAGGCGGGCCATGGCTGCGTGCTGGACTCGTTCGGCACCCGGTTCGAGACGCGCACGTTGGCCGCGTATGCCTCGGGGCGCTCCTGTAGCGCCGACACCATGTAGCCGATGAACTCAGCCTCGATGTCGGCGTGGAGGATGGCGACCATCAGCCGCCCTCCGCCCCGAGCGCGCGCGCCAGGTTGCCGGTCTTGGACTCGATGATGAGCGACTTCCAGTCCCGAGCCACGACACGCACCACAGCGCGGTCCGTCGTCGCATCCTCGACGCCGATCGAGTTCCGGTAGTCGCCGGTGTTCGTGGGTGCATCCGCGCGAGCACGGGCGGCCACAGCCTCCGCGCGCTGGCGGAGCATGGCTCGAACCTCGGGCGACTTGAGCAGTTCCTCGGCGGACTTCGAGTTGAACACCACACGGGTGGTCGCCATGGTCAGCCCTCCGCTCGCTTGAGCTCGACGACGAGACCGCCGATATCCGACCCGTACGGTGACTTCCAGTCCGCCGGGATGCCCTCGATGTCGAACACCACACCGCGCACCACGACCTGGTCCGTCTCGTTCAGGTCTGGGTACGCCCTGCGGAAGTAGAGCTTCGGGGTTGTGATCGTCTGCGTGCGACCCACCTCGACCGCCTCGCGAGAACCGCCCGGGTCGAAGCCCGCGCGCTCCTCGAGCACGACGTCCACGAGCTCGTAGACGGGGTTGCCGTAGCGGTCCGTGCCTGTCTGCTCCTGGCGCCGGCGGGTTACCGGCTCGCCGACCCACGTGAGCATCAGGCGTCCTCGAAGATCGGCTCACCCGCGATGTCCGCTCCGCAGGAGCAGTACGTCGCGCCGAGCATCAGCGAGCACCACGGGAGGTGTGCGCTCGCTCCGCCCGGCGCAGTGTCGAGCGAGTACGCCTTGCCCTTCTGGCCGGACGCGCAGATGCCCTGCAGCTGCTCCAACTCGGAGGGCCAGAACATCGACTTCCGCACCTGGGGTGCGACCGTCTGCTGGACACCCCACGGGCCGTTCTGCTCCTGGGTGGTCTGCACCGCCCCGGAGCCGACGTCGTCCCAGCGCAGGATCGCGCCGCGAAGGATCGCCTTCACCGCGGCCAACTTAGCGAGCCGCAGCGCTTCGGCTTCCGGCGTCTCGTCGGCCGGCGCCGTGAGCAGGCCCGGTAGGCAGGGGGCGGCGAGGATGGCCATGGACTCCGCGTCCTCGATCATCGCCGCAGCCTTGGCCGCCTCGATGGTCGCGAACGGAACGAGGTCCGTCGGGGTGATGAAAGCCATCCTCACCGCCTCCTGTTACTCGTTGGGCGTGGAGCCGACAGCGCCGGACGCCTCGGACTCGCCGCCCGGGTTGTCGCCGGCGGCGGCCTTGGCGTCAGACTCCTGGATCGCCGCGAGAAGCTCGGGCTTGGTGCCCGTGGTGGGCAGCCCCCGCTTCTCCGCCTCAGCCTGGAGGCCCGCCTTGTCGAGCTTGGTGAGGCTCGGGGCCTCGTCGGAGCCAGCGTCGCTCTCGCGGACGTAGCTCCCGGACGCGAGCAGGCGGTCGACCTTGTCGTCAGCCACGCTCACACGCACACCGTGCTGGGTCTGCAGGTAGGTCACGTCAGCCTCCTCAGACGTTCGCGACGGCGTCGATGACCTTGGCGAAACCGTCGAGGTCCATGACGCCCCAGCCGTAGACGACCTCCATGCGGAGTGCGACCTGGTTCTTGCGCTTGAGGTCGCCCTGGCCGTCCGGGTCACCGAAGCGGATCAGTTCGACCGGGACGCGCTTCTGCACGCCCCACCGGAGCAGCGACCAGTCGCCGACGAGGGCCTTGACGTTCGTCGCCACGGCCGCCTCGGGGGTGCCCGAGACCGTAGAGCTGGTCGACGCGCGCACACCCTCGAACGAGGACACGTCCACGCCGAAGCCCAGCTCCGGGTACTTCTTGCGGCCGTCCGCGTAACGAGCGGTCGAGACCGTCCACGCGTAGGTCGGGTCGAATGCGATGCCGTTCGGCACGTAGCCGTCGGAGATGACCAGGCCGGCTGCCGCCTCGAGCACGGTGTCCGGGGTGGTGAGCGTGGCGGTCGTGAGCTCCACGCTGTTCGTGGTTGAGGTGATCCGGTCGCCCGCGACGATCCCCGCGATCACGGCGCCCGACAGGGGGTTGATGCCGTGGAAGACGCCGAGGTCGAGCGCGCGCGCCAGGGCGACTCCGCCCTCGTCCGCGAGGGTCTGGAGGATGCCCAGCTGGTAGTCCTCGTCGGCCCACTGGACCTCCTCGTTGAACCGCTGCGTGACCTGCACCTTGTGCGGGGTCACGACCTTGGTCCCGAAGGTGGTCGTGGTGTGGCTCTTGTCCGCGCCCTCACCGACGTACTCGGCACGGGGCCGGCCGGTCAGGGTCATGTGCGTGACCTCGCCGAACTTCTGCGGCTCGGCACCCGACAGGGCGACGACCGCCGACCCGTCGATGGTCTTCTTGAACATGCCGTCGGCGATGTTCTTGGGCAGGGTGATGTTGCCGGTTGCGATGGAGACCATTGCGGCCTCCTCCTTTCGAGGTCAGTCGCTGCTACCGAACAGCTCGCGGACCGCCTCGCGGTCGTCGCCGTTCGATGCAGCCGCGGTCTGCCCCTGGAGCGGGGCGCGGTTGCCGTTCTTCTTGCGGTCCTCGACGCGACCCGCCAGGCGTTCCGCCTGCTTGGTGAGGGTCGCTTCGTCATTCGCGGTGAGGAACAGATCTGCGTCGGACGGTCCGCCGTCGTCGGCCGGCTTGGTGCTGATGCCGAAGTCGGCAGCTATGCGCGTGCGCAGTGCAGTCGTCTTCGTGCTCTCGAGCTCGCGCTCCAGAGCCGCCAGCCGCTCATTGGCCTTCTGCGCCTCCGACTTCGAAGCCTCAGTGACCCTGTCGTGCTCCTCGGCCTTCTTCTTGAGGTCCGAGTAGTCGGCATACTTCGCGCGCTCACGTGCGACGCGGTCCTTGATGATCGCGTCGAGGTCAGCCTGCGAGGCAGGGGCCTTGAACTCCTTGCCCTGATCGCCGCCCGCGGGGGCGCCACCTTCAGGATTCGGGGTCGGGTCAGTCATGTCTGTTCCTCCTGAACCGCGTGTTGACCGCCACGCGTGGGCGTAACCCCGTCGCTCTCGACGGGAAGAATTAGGCGTACTCCTCGACGGCGCGCCGGATGAGGGCGTTGTGCTCGTCGAGTCGTCGCTGTGCGTCCGCGTCGCCCTTCGCGGCGGCGCGACGCAGGTCTGACGTGCGGATGCTGGCCTCGTAGGCGAACGCGTCCACCTCGGGCGCGTTCGGGTCCCACGACGGGACCGCGGCGCAGTTGCAGTCGCCGTGCGAAGCGAAGAACGCCGACGACTCCTTGTAGACCGCGCCGCGCTGGGCGAGCATCCGGCAGAACCGGCACGAGCCCGATCGGGTGACGCGCTGCCAGCCCGACGCGCGAGGGTCGCGGTCGGTCGCCCTGGCGACAGTCTCGCGGCCGGCGGCCAGCGCGTACTTGCCGGCCGATGCCGTCAGCGTCAGCAGGGCGTCCGCAGGGCTGTCCGTGAACAGGGCGCCCGCAGCGCGGCGCACTAGACCCTCGGTTGCGTCCTCGTACGGCGACGCCTGCTCCGCAGCCCGGTAGACGCCCGCCACGCCAGCAGCGTCGCGCATCTCGTCGTACCAGTCGGCCGCGAACGACGCGGCCACCTCGCCGTACTGCGCTACCAGCAGCGGGACGAACTCCAGCAGCTGGTCGCGAGCCGACTCGGGCCGGTCGAGGTTCAGCGACGCGAAGAACGCCGTGAGGTCCCGGTCAACCAGGGCACGGACGCCGATCAGCGCCTGCCGAAGTTCGGCGGCATCAGCGGCCGAGACCACTACACCACCGGCTCAGGCTCGGCCGGCTCGGGCGTCGCCGCGGCGAGTCCGGCCAGAGAGCCAGCCAGACGCCCACGTCGCATCTCGGCGACGGCGCGCTTGACCTGCTGCGGATCCAGACCCAGGAGCTCCAGGCCGACCTCGGTCCGAGCGAGCTCCGGCACGGCCGCGATCTGCTTGGAGCCGGCGTCGGCCATGGCGGCGCGCGACAGGTAGCGCGGGTCGCGCCACTGCGTGTCGATCGTGCGGTACTCGTCGGGGACCTCGGTGTGCCCGTTCTGCATCGCCAGGGCGATCCGGAACACGTACTTGAGGTTCGGGTCCCACTCGTCCGTGGCGCCCTCGGCCTCGGCGATCAGCTCGTACTGCGACGAGTCGTACGCCTCGGCCGACGTCGGGTTCGCGAAGTCGGTGATCGCCACCGACGAATCCGGCAGGGATGCCTCGCGAGCGAACAGTTTGGCGTACATGTTGACCGTCGCCAGGTGCGGCTCTGGGGACGCGGCGTCGAACTTCTTGACGTCCGCGCGGGCGAGCTGCGGAGCGTCGGACTGGAGCACGTCCACGTCGTCCGGGATGCCGCGCATCCGGCCGAGCATGACCTGCATCTGGGCCTTGAGCGTGCCGTCGTCGTTCTGGAACACCGACTCATCGGCACCCAGCAGCCACCACTCGGGGAAGCTGTACACGTCCATGTGGCCCTCGAGCCGGACGAGCTCGCGCGCTGCGGCCATCTGAAAGCCGCGCAGGGGGCGCGAGATCCGAGAGCGGCCGAACGCCCGCTTGAGGCGGGGCTTGTACGGCAGCGGGGCGGCCGGCACACCGAACGTGTGCGCAGAGACGGACGACTTCCACACACCTGCCTCAAGCTCGCCCGTAACCGTGCGCCCGTCGAGATAGAGCGTCAGCGCCGTCGGACCGTCGTCGTCGCGTGCGTTCACCCAGACCATGTTGTCCAGGCCGCGTCGGCGCGTGTTCCAGTCACCGGTGGCGTCCGACGCGTCCGCAAAGTGGACCAGTGCGTCCGGCTCGTCGCCGCCGCCGCGGGAGGCCACCACGAACGACGTCGCGTGGATCAGCGATGACGTGATGCCCTGGTCTACCTCAGAGCCGAGACGGTTCCCCTCCCAGAGATCGACGACGCCAAGGTCGTCGAGCTTGCCGTCGGGCCACACGAGGCTGTCCAGGTTGCACCGGCGACCGAGGCCGTCGACTGCCTTCTGTGCCCAGCCCAGCACGAGGCCGAGGTTGTAGTACTGCTCTGGCACGACCCCGCCGTGCAGCCGTCGCAGCCGCTCTTCGGCGTCGTACAGGCGGTCGACGAGAGTGTTGAACAGCGCCTTCTCGTCGAGCACCTTGAGCAGGTGCTTGAGGGTGGCGTTCTCGTCGTCGGACAGGTCCGGCAGGGTCACACTTCGCGTCGTAACGCTCACACGCCTGCCCTCCTTCGTCCGTCGCTGCTCGTGCGGCGCCCGGTAGATCCACCGGTGCGGCCCTGACCTGTCATGGGCTTCCTGCCCGTCGTCGCGCCGTAGACCGCAGCTGCGGCCGACTCGACGGGGGTGACGTCGCCGTCCGGCGTCGCGGGCGTGAACCCCCAGCCGCCAGCCTTGCCGATGTCGCGCTTCGCACCGAGCGAGACCGACAGGGTCAGGCCCGGCTGCCCGATGTGCGTTAGCGTCCGTTCGTTCACGTGCCGCACGAGCGTCGCGTTCGCCGCGACGGCCGTGTCCGCACCGAGCACGAGGATCCGCTTGGCTGGTACGCCGCGCCTGGGGTCGCGCAGCAGGTTCACGAGGTCGCCGACGCCGGCCTTGCCGTCGATCACGATGACCGACGCCTTTCGCCAGCGGGCCGCGAGCCAGTCGGCCAGCGGCGTGAGGCCCTGGCCCATCGGTGTCGGTGGGAACGCCTCGACGTGGACGCCGTCGTCGTTGGCCAGCGCCACCGAGACGGCGTACCTCGAGCCGTCCAGGGAGAACTTCACGCCGTACGCCAGGTTGCCCTCGGTCGGCGCACCGGCGGGCGGGATTGCCAGCGGGTCCCAGCTCGGGGCCAGGATCACCGGGGGCAGGATGCCAGCGACATCCCAGATGCCGTAGCCCTCACGCCAGAACGACTCGGCGCCGAGGTTCTTCCACATGCGCAGGATCGCGGTCTTGGGTGTGTGCTCCGGGAAGCTCGGGTTCGCCCTCGCGACCTGCTCCCAGTCGATGCGATCCCGCGGTGTCTTGGCGGCGTCGGCGCTGAACTCGACGTACAGCAGGTCGTCAGCGGCACCAGACATCGCCTCGGTGCGCTTGCGCGTGAACACCTCGCCGTTGTCGGTCGGCCGCGGGGGTGTCCCGACGATGAAGAACAGCGGGTTCTTGGCCCGGTTCTGCGTCGGCAGCATGTCGTCCAGCGCGGTCTCGCCGAGGCGCTGACCCTCGTCGAACACGAGGATGTCGATGCCGGCCATGCCGAGGCCGAAGCCGTAGTCGCGCGCACCGAACAGGATGCGCGAGCCGTTGATGAACCCGACCTCGCCCTCGCCGTTGGCGACCCGGACGTAGGCGACGAAGGGCTTGACCGCCTTGCGGCGAGCGAACCCCTGCATCGACCGCAGGGTCTCCTTCGCGGTGCGCAACTGCTGGGCAGTCCAGAGGGCGGTGAAGTTGGGGAAGATCATGCAGAGGGCGAACAGCAGGCCGCAGAGCATGAAGGTCTTGCCGACCTGGCGTGGGATGGAGAGCACCACGCCGCCGACCGTCGACGCGTACGTGCCGTCCTCGCGCTTGGCCAAGGCCAGTTTCGAGATAGCGACCTGGAACCAGTCGAAGCGGATGCCCATCCGGCGGTGCTGACGCTCCACCTCGGGCCAGCCCGTCGAGACGATGCCCGACGGGTAGGTGACCTTGGCGTGCTCAGATAGCCGCGGGGTCGAGGGCTTCGTCTTCGACGGGCTCGCCATCGGAATCCCTCCCGGCCACCGCCTTCATCGCATCGATCTCGCGGCCGATCTCCATCTGCCGGCGGGACAGCGAGGCCATTTCCCGCGGCGGGCACGTGGGGTCGTCGAGCACCTTTGCCAGCCGCCGATGCATGGCCACGAGCTCGGCGAGCCGGTCACCGGCATCCACTGCCTCGAGGATCGACATCGGCTTCGCAGGCGCTGGGGGCTTCTCACCGGGGGCTACAGAGCGGAGCGCCGTCTTGCGCTTGGCGGGAGGCATCAGGCACTCACCTCCGCCTGCATGGGTGGGAAAAACGTCGGGGAGAGACCTCGCT